TGCTGACATCACCAAAATAGCCGCCGCCACTCGTTAAGAAACAGGTGCGCGGATCTTCTGGATACTCCTGAACAAACAGGTGTTTGAGTTCTTTTTGCTTGGTGCGCCGCCACTTGATTTGCTGTGCTGTAAGATTATGTTTCTTAGCCAGCACCGCCTCGTCATCGGTGTATCGGATAACCTCGCCGACTTCTAGCGGCAAGCAGTATTCAGGATTATCAAACCATGCAAAGAAATGCAGCTTCCACGAACTGTCACCGTCGAGTGCTTCCATGCACGCTTCATAGAACCACCCTTGAGCGCCGTTAGGGGTGCTCTCAGCCGCAACCCATAACGGGTTCCCCCCTTGCAAAGCAGAGGCGACAATCGCCTGTGCATCAGGGTAGAATGCGACTTCGCTCATATGAATGAAGCGGTAACTACCGGCACGCCCTGCCGTCTTGCTCCCCGCCGTCGCAATCATGGCCTCACTGCCGTAACCGGGGTATGTGGTAATGCTGGCATTCGCTAATGCGCGTTCAGGACGAAAGCCGTCAGGTAGGTTACTATAGAACCGGTCAGCCATCCGCCGCATTTTCTGCGTGTTTACGTCGATGTCTGCGAGCGTCAACGTGCGGGCGGCACGGGTTACCGCATACCGGAACATTTCGCCCTGTATCGCGGTGCTAAACCCAATTTGCCGCGCCTTCAAGATCAAATCGCGTGAAGTTCGGTTTGCTAAATACTTCGCTTGCATGGGGTTATGCACAAGCGGGACAATGTGATCGCGCTTATCCATGACCTTGAGAAAATGTTTTGCAAATAGCGCGGGCGAACTGGCAACCTCACTAGGCGAAGGGGTCGTTGTTGTCATCAGACGGCTTCACCACATCTTCCCATCGGAGTGTCGTAGTCGTTTTAACTTCGCTTCTGTCAGTCAATAAACCATGAACACGCGCGATCTGAACGAGCGCGGCCTGAGCATCGTACAACTCAAATGTGTCAATGAATTGATGTGCTTTATTTTCGTTGTCGTATTTCACATCGAGCTTGAGTTTCTTGATGAGATTGCCGCGCGGGTGTCTCCCCAAGTTCTCGATAGTCAATCCTGCGAAGTCGCGCATATCCCCGCGAGCGTGGTCAGCAAGCCGTGCCAGTGTCTCTTTAGCTGACATCGCATACTCATCGAGCTTTGCATCAATCGCTGTCTTGATGTCAACATTTGTCAACAAACGGCTGCCTTGCTGCCGAGCAGTATCCGCAGAATACCCCGCCTCAATCGCCGCTTGTGTAGCATTAAAGCCGTTGGCTAAGTATGCGTTTATGAATGTCTGCTGCTTAGTCGTTAACTTCTCTGCCATACTCGCCTACCTGCTACTACTCACCTCGCCTACCGAACCACAGCGCAACCGCCATCACCGCAAACGCGACCACGAACGCCGCGAACCAAAACGACACGTTGTAAGGATCACTCGGCATGATAACCCCCCCCTTTTTTTTGCTAGAGTATATCACCCGATGGCGACCGGCGGTGCGAACGGCTTACTGCTGTCGCACTTGAATGATAAGCGACCGGTCATCCGTCTTGCCGAGGCTGGTGACAATCCGGTTCGTCACCGTGTAATTCCGTTTATCCGTGCCACCGCTTAACCACACCGTCGCAACGGTATCGGTTTTAGACGAGCTGTCGACCGTGATGCCCGTGTCAGCTATCCATGTCGATGTGCTGATGGTTTCGCCATCCTCAAGCCAGTCTGCCCATGTGACCCCGTATGGTTTAACCGCATCGGGGTCTTTAATCATGATTTGGGTATTTGTCGCCATGCCCTCACCTCATTAACGGGTAAAGGTTGCAAGCCCTGAAGCGTTGAATTGCAAGGTGATATTGCCCCCATTCGGGGTTACGGCGCTCGACAATTCCAAGTAGTACAGCAGTTGGCTTGTCGCCTCACTACCGCTGTCCTTGTAAATAACAACCGCTTCCGACTGGTCACCGCTGACACTGGTCAGCGTTAGGTCGGCGGCGTCCACCGTAATCACATTCGTGCTGATCGTGGTCGTCTTGCTGGCGAGGGTGCCGGTACCGTTGGTTGCCCGTGCGCCGCTTGGTACGTCATCGAGGAAGTCATGGGTGGTCAGGTTGACCGTGTAGTCGGCGGCATCCACCAACACTGCCTTAATGGTATCCGCCAAAAAGTCAACATCCCCGTCAAGGATCGCTTTAATGCCTGTGCTATACGCGCCTGATGCCATTATTCACCATCCCCTAAAACTTCACTCGACACTTGGGCAACATCAACACCGACATGCTGTGCAAGCGCGGCGATTTCTGCGGCTGAGAAACTTGCAATCTTGGCTTGGACGCTCAGGCTTGCAATCTTACGGCTTAAGACTTCGTTGATCGTGCGCTGCTCCTGTTGAATAGCGGCGCGTTCACTGGACAGCCGAATGTTTTCCGCTTCCAATGCCTCGATGCTCATCTGTTCGTAGTCCATGTGGCTATCCTTTTATGCTGCAAAATAACGATCTTCGGCAGGCACGGCGTAATACCTGTTTTCGGCAGGCACAATATAGAACCGCTGTTCAGCCGGTACAGTGTAGGTATCCTCATCCGAGGCGCGGGGTAAGTCAGCGGGATACACGGTCACGAGCACCATAGCACGGTCAATACTCACGGTCTGCGAGATACCCGCGTCTGCTGCATCATACGCGGCGATTAAGACCACCGCATAACCGACACCGATACTCACCCCGCCGGGGCTTGCCCCAACGTTGTAAGCGGCAGTCACCACAGCCGCAACATCGACCGCTGC